CTGGGTTGATACGGAATGCCCCATAGCAGTCGCTAGTGCCTTCGACTTTTCTTGGTCGTCAAGGAGCATTTCGGTTGCGAATATCGTGCGGAGCATACAGCAACCTATTTTTTTCGGTCTAAAAATCTTATTGAGATGACGGGTGATTGAATTGCCCTCGTGAAACGGATTGCCGTTCGACATACGGAGGAACGGTATTGTCTTGCCTTTTTTCAAGTCGTTGCTGATGGTTGGCAGAGAACCCGAATTCCACTCCCGAGAGAATATATAGAACCAAAAAATATCCATAACTTCTTCTGGAATACTCACCTCTGCCGTGCCGTAATTCTGTGCGGTTTTATACTTGTTGAATATGAACTTTTTATCATCGAGAATGAGGTAATTTATTTCGGGGTCGATAATTTCAGGGCATTTCTGTGAGACGACCATCCAGAGGTAATCAGCATTCCTCCGTGGAATGAGTTTCACATAAAGCGTCAGCACAACGAAATGGAGTAAAAATGTATATTCGTAGTCGTATGAAATACCATCGCCGAGAGATTTGAGATGGTCGTAGTCCTTTTTCATTTCATCCCATTTATCGACCACATCCTCCCATTCTAACCAGTTTTCCTCTTGTGATTTGGATTTCTTGTTGCTGATTGCTGCTTGCTCGTGAGCGATACGCATCATTTTACGGTGGTAGATTTTAATCATCTCGCCCTCTGGTTCGGTCGGTATTGGGTATGTGAGTTTGAGTGCCGAATGAATACTCGTATAATACACACGCCGAGTATTCGGTTTGAGACATTCCAGTTTCTTTTCAATCTCATCGCCGTCCAGAAAGAACGACAAGTCCTCCACAGGTTTTCCCGAGAGATATTCAATCACGCGGAGGTAGGTCATTTTACTTGATGTAGTTAAACCATATTCAGTCATCTTTTTATCTAACTCCTCCATAAATGGGGTCTTCGTGTAGGGTTTGGGTGCCATATTATACTAACGAATTGATTTGTATAATATAGAGTAAATTCGGTTTAAACCCATTATCCACGCAATTACACATTACGAGGGATATAGATGGTATAACTGATAGTCTGTGCGGCGGCGACGAGAACACCAACGGCGGACTGAACTTCCAGCGTCAAGTTGGCGGATGCGGGTGGTCCAGCGACAAAATTGACAACACCGACAACCTTAACTGCGTTGGAGGCGGTGATACCGCGTTGATATGCTTGAACGATACAGTTTCCAGCAACAGTGGCGGATGGAATATCAGCGACAGAAAGGGAGATAACGAGGGAACCTGTTGCTGCGGTAGTGCCTGTGCCGACAATAACATCAAAAGCGGAACTACTCAAACCAGCATAATTACCAGAGGTAAAACTATGGATTGGAGCAACAAGCGAGGATGATGCCTTCAGGGCGAGTTGGGTTGTGCCTAACGCGTTAAGAGACATTTTGTTTCGATTTTATGAATTATAGTATAACTTTGTTTTTATATATAATTTCGTTGATTTTGCGAAAATGCCAAATATCGTAGATGTGATACAGAATAAAAACAAAGTAGAAGGGTATATATAAACGATAGAATATGGAAGTAGGAGGTGTATTCGGTTCCGCACAGGACAAACCTAAACTGCGTCAAATTATAACTGAACCGATGAGCGACAGCGACTTGGAAGTGTATTTGCCCTCCGCGAAAATACTTATGTTTCGCGAATTGAAGGGATACCCCACAATCCAAGCGATACTGCGAAAACCGAGAGATTATTTTATCCTACTATACGAACACACCCCTCAAAACGGTCACTGGGTGGCGGTATTGCGATACGAAAACACAATAGAGTTTTTCTGCCCCTACGGGTCATCACCGTATTCACCGAACTCACCTCTCGAATGGAACTCACCAGAAGAGAATGCCGTCGTAGATGCGACACATAATTATCTGGAAGACCTCCTGAATGAGGCGAAGACGACTGGATTTGATGTTATATATAACAAGATGGATTTTCAGGAGAAGCGGAATAATGTGAATACCTGCGGTGCGTTTTGCGTCTGGCGGGTGTTGTGCCTGATGGAGGACAATATGAACCTCTCGGAGTTTCAAAATGGAATGAAGAAAATCCATAACACGATGGGGATGAGTTATGATGAGATTGTGGCGGATGCCATAGAAATCCGCGATTAGCGGATTAAGTTGTAGAATAAGTTATTTCGCCAGTTACAGGGGTATAATACATTCGCCCTACTCCAACACCCAAAGCAACACCGCGAATTGGTTTTACAAAAAAAGCGTCTGGTGTTGCGGGGTTGTCAAGTGCTACCCCTGTCCCATTAATAATAATCGAGCGTAAGTGGTTTGAGTTTTGCCCCGCAAATGCCCCGATGGCGACTGATGCCGCCCCTTGAACTGCCGACACTCCTCGCCCTGCTTCAGCACCGATGGCGACATTGTAACCATACGCCGCTCCCCCCGCCCCATTCAGTCCCGCATTTAACCCAATCGCGACTGAATTGACAGGTTGATTGAGTTGTCCTGCCGCAGTTCCGATTGCTACCGAACCAGTTGCCTGATTTGTTGTCGCCGCTCCCTTGCCTAGTGATACTTGGGTTTGACTTATTTTTATTGTATCAGCAAGATTAATATTGCCGTTATTGGGATTAATACTGAACGGTCCAGTAGAAACATCAGCGAGAAGTGCTTGTATTCCAGAACCAGCGACGAAGGTAGGGTAGTATGTGGCGTTGGTGTTTGTATCAGTTACGCTCAACCCACCCGCATCGACATATGTTTTATTACAGAGGTCGTCGCCGAGGACTGGCGGGATTGCTGTGCGAGGGCAACTACCATCATAAGAATTAGAACCAGAGTAGTTATTCGTTCCAGACATAACTTCCGCATACCCATTAGAAGGAATACTCGCCATTTAATTTATAATAAGATTTGATGTTTTGTTTTTATTATTAATTCATTTTTAAGTTGTAGAATAAGTCAGTTCGCCAGTCCCAGCGTCATAGACCACTCGACTTACTCCAATACCATAAGCAACACCGCGAAGGGGTTTTATAAAACAGCAATCGTTCCCGAAGTTGTTGTTCAGTGCTGCCCCTGTCGCATTAATAATAATCGAGCGAGGTGCTTGGTTTCCCTCCCCCGCAAATGCCCCAATTGCGACTGAGTTTGCCTGTTGAAAACCACCCGCCAATCCTCGCCCTGCTGAATATCCAATCGCTACGCAGTTTTGCCCCTGCCCGACATTCTGTGCCGCAGAACCACCTATCGCGACTGCGTTGTTGCCCTGAGTGGTTTGACCCGCCGCAAGTCCAATTGCCACGCATCCCGTGCCCTGATTGGTTGATGACGCCGCTCGTCCAATTGCCACACTATCAACGCCCTGTGTCCCTCCTCCCGCCCCTCTTCCAATTGCGATGGCATCAACATTCTGGTTCGGACCCGCTGCTTGTCCTATTGCTACGCACCCCGTATTCGCTCCTGTTCCTGCTCCCTTGCCTAGTGAGACTTGGGTTTGATTTATTTTGATTGTATCAGAAAGGTTAATATTACCGTTGTTAGGATTAATACTGAACGGTCCAGTAGCAATATCAGCAAGAAGTGCTTGTGTTCCTGAACCAGCGACGAAGGTAGGGTAGTATGTCGCATTCGTGTTTGTATCAGTTACCGTCCCCCCCGCAGTCCAAAGGGTTTGAGACCCACCCGCACCTGCGGTTAGGACTTGTCCCGCAGTCCCGTTTGAACCAGCACTATCACGGAGAGATTGAGTTCCCATATTTAATCGTGATGTAAGGGGGTCTCGAAGATTGACGACGGGTGCTGGAACCGTTCCACTCATTACAATGTTGGTTCCACCGCTGACGCTAGTTACAGCACCTACCGCCGCCGCATTAATAACACCCCACGCCAGTCCAGTTGAGGAAAGAGCATCAGCGATAAGGCAAATATCGTCATCGATGACGATAGACCCAGTTGAATACGCAAGGGTATAACCAGTGAGTTGTCCAGTATAATAATTTACATTTAAGGCATTTAACCAAAATGTGCCACCAATAAAGGATGGAGGAGTGGTGCTATCAAACTCCGCCACGATAACATCATTTTGTGCCACAAAAACGCCATCTGTAAAAGCAAACCCAACAAGACTAGCAGGAACGGGGACAGGTTCTACTACGGTTGAAAATGGCAACGAAGTGCCAAGTGTAGTTGCCGAAATGGTTGATTTGATTTTGACATTTACGGTTTGTGATGGATTAGACTGTATATATGTTTGCCCCGAAGTAATTACAATACTACTTGTGGTTGTTGGAAAAGGACTGATACCGAGAAGTGGTTGAGCATCTGGTAGTGCCTCGTTATCGGGTGTAAGGGAGAAATCGCCTGGGGCACTCCAAAGAGTGGTGTTCGTATATACTGCTGATGAGAATGATGTTATTGTGAGGGTGATGGTATTACCAACGACAGCGGTAACATTACCCTTGATATTATCAGTTCCAGAATAAGTTATAGTTATGCCTGACCCGAGCGGTATTAATGTTGGAAATGTGGTTGTAAATGTCTTGGACGCCCCCACCACGAGACTATTCCAGTTATAAACAGTAGTGGTAACTAGTGCTGTTTGATATGGATTTTGGTCGAAAATTACCTCCGTCGTTCCATTACCAGTTAAAAGAGACCCCTTATCGGTCAATCCTGTGCCTACCACCGTATCGACATAAGTTTTATTACAGAGGTCATTGCCGATGACGGGGGGGATTGCTGTGCGAGGGCAACTACCATCATACGAATTGCTTCCAGAGTAGTTATTTGTTCCTGCCATAACTTCGGCATAACCATTTGAAGGAATACTCGCCATTTTGACTTATATATGAGATTTGATGTTTTGTTTTTAT